AGTCTGCGATAATCGCATGCCCCCCCACGTTGTTTTGGATACCATTTTTTTAGAGTAGGGACAGTAAATGTCAAAACCAACTGCTATTTTAGAGTCGGAAGGGAAGCCAATTTCTAGGACGATTCCAGGGACAAAGCAGACACTTAAGGAGGCTATGCCTCGTACTCTTCAGAGTCTCAATGCCCCTGAGGCTCTATCAGAGAAGGCTGCTCTGGTGTGGGATGCGATTATCGCAGACTTGGAGGTGGGCGGAGTCGTAAGTGCCGTCGACGACCTTGCGCTCCAGCGGTATTGCGAGATGACTGTTGAGTACCACAGAGCAAGAGACTTCCTCAATAGTAAACCGAGCCAATGCTACGAGCTTTTCGACTCTGAAGGTCGCTTGCGGTACCGACAGCAGTCTCCTGAGGTATCCATAATGAGGGGCTTGGCTGATAAGCTACTTAAACTAGAAACTGAGTTTGGTATGACTCCAGCAGGGAGAACGCGGATCAATGCAAAATTGGCAGATGCTCTTAACAGGCCGAGCCAATCACCAGCGGTCGGTGGAGTGAGCAGTGACAGTGAGGAAAAGAATCCCTGGATCTACGACGACTGAGATACCTTGGTTAACGGTATCGGATATTCGTGAAAAGACCAGAGAGAACGGCTACTACTTTGACAGGAAGGCGGCCAACAAAATCATTCACTTTTTTGAGCATCAAATCCGACACGTCCAGGGAGAGCTTGGAGGCCAGCTTGTAGTTCTCGAGCGGTGGCAAAAGCGATTTCTTCGAAGAGCCTTTGGCTGGATGAACGAGACTGGTGCTCGAGTAGTTCGAGAACTTTGGATTGAAATCCCTCGGAAAAATGGAAAGTCTTTCCTTGCTTCGGGTTTAGCTCTCTACCTATTTCTCGCTGACAAAGAGCCTGGATGTCGAGTGGTTTGTGCGGCGGCAGATACAGATCAGGCGTCGCAAGTGTACGACGTTGCTTACGGCAACGTGATCATGAATCGCAAGATTCTTGATCGGGTAGGCAAGCCGTATCAACAGAAGATGCGACGGCGAAACAAGGTGGATCAGCTTGCTGTTATCTCTTCTCGAGCCTCAACAAAGCACGGATCTAACCTTCACGGCGTCATCATCGACGAGGTTCACGTTCATCCAGACAGAGAGTTGATTGACGTGCTTGTAACTTCAACATCCTCTCGACGGCAACCGATGACAGTTTATCTCACAACAGCGGGAGAGATAGGCGAAAATGCGGGTTGGGAGCTTCATCAGTACGGTCAGATGGTTCTCGACAGGGAGATAGAAGACCATTCATTCTACGCAGTTATCTACGGAGCAGACGAAAACGACGACTGGACTGACGAGGAAGTCTGGTACAAGGCCAATCCGAACCTCGGAGTCTCAAAAAAGCTCGACTACATGCGGACTCAGTGTGGAAAAGCTAAAATGAAGACATCCCGCGAGAACAAGTTTAAGCAGCTCGAACTTAACATATGGACTGAACAGAGCACTCGCTGGATACCAATGGTTAGGTTTGATCAGTGCCCAAAGGAGATAGATTACCAGTCTCTTCTCAAACAAGACTGTTTTGTTGGTCTCGACCTTGCCTCAACGACGGATATGGCTTCGGTATGTTTTCTATTCCCAACAGAGAGCGCAACTTTCGAGGATGACAACGACACAGTAATTCTCTCCCACAACTACCAGGCTATCTGGAAGTACTACCTGCCCGAAGGGCGACTCGAGCTGGTCGCAAGGAAATACAAGGCTATGTATGAGGCTTGGAGGGATCAAGGTGTGCTCACCCTAACCCCTGGCGACATTATCGACTATAGTTTCATTAGACAGGAGCTTATAGATGCAAGCGGCATCTACAACTTGCGAGAGATTGCTGCTGATCCCTGGAACGCGACACAGCTTCTCACTCAGTTAAGCGAAGTCGATGGGTTTCAGGTGGTGCCCTGGCGTCAAGGATTCGCTACTATGAGCGCACCTTCTAAAGAGTTTGAGGCGCTCGTGTTAAGCCGCAGGCTGAACCACGGTGGGAACCCAATCTTCCGGTGGAATGTAAAAAGTTGTGCAAAAAAGGAAGATGCAGCGGGTAATATCAAGCCTGACAAGGAAAAAAGCGCTAATAAGATTGATGGCGTGGTGTCTTGCATAAACGCTTTGGGGCGAGCAATGGTTCACGTCGACTACAACATTTACGATCATCGAGGGCTTAAGACGATATGAGCGAGGGACTATTGCTACCAGAGCAAGGTCGAGAGGTCTATCGGGAATTTCGCAACAGGCCACCAGAGAGCGATGACTACTGGTATACTCCCTTGAGAGAGCTAACTCACCTCAAACAAGGCTCTGCTGGAGTAACTGCGAGCAACGCGACGCAAATTGCTACGGTTTTCTCATGTATTCGGCTCCTTTCGTTCAGTGGCGCTGCCTTGCCTCTGATTTTGTACAAATCCGAGCGCGACGGAGGAAAAACTCGAGCAAAAGAAGATAAGAAAGAGCTTTTTCAGCTCTTCAAGAACCGTCCAAATCAGAAAATGACTTCATTCCATTGGAAGCAGGTGACTCTTGCCCACCTTCTTCTTTCGGGAAACTCTTACCATCAAATTATTCGCAACCGAGCAAAAGGAGTCGTGGAGTTGCCGATCTTAGATCCTGGTCGAATGACCAAAGAGGAAAAAGACGGCAAAGTTATGTTTAAGTACAAAGAGGAAGGTAGCTCCAAAGACAAAGTGCTCTCAGCAGACAAGGTTGCCCACTATTTATGGTGGTCAGACGATGGTTTTACCGGGAAAAGCCCCATCGAAGCGTGCTCTTCTGTCTTCAGTTTGTCGAAAAGGATGCAAGATCATGCCGATAATTACTTCAAAAACGGCTCTATACCGTCTGGATATTTAAGAGTTCCAGGAGTTTTTAAGAACAACGAAGCTGCTACAAGGCTCCGTGAGCAGTGGTTGAGCAAAACAGGCCCGGAAAATACGGGTAAACCAGTGATATTGGAGGGGGGATTAGACTGGGTTCAAGCAGGTTTGAAGCACTCGGATGCTCAATTTTTGGAGCAATGGAAGTTTACTAAGGAGATGATAGCCTCGATTTACGGCGTCCCTCTCCATATGATTCAAGATCTGTCCCGAGCAACGTTCTCAAACATTGAGCAGCAAGCTTTGGATTATGTTATATGGTCTCTCTTGCCTCTCCTCAGGATTATTGAAGAGACTATCAATAGATTTGTCCTTGAGGAGCTCTACCCAGAGTATTTTGTAGAATTTCTTGTTTCATCTCTTCTCCGAGGGGATATTCAATCTCGCTACAATGCTTACATGGTCGGACGGCAGTGGGGATGGCTCTCAGCCAACGATATACGTGCGATGGAAAACATGAATCCCATTGAAAATGGTGATATGTACTTGGTGCCTCTCAATATGCAAACGGCAGAGAGGGCAGCCAATCCACTAGTCGAAAGTGGAAAAATCGAAAGAGGTAGGCAAGCTCTTGCTGAGGCACTACACAAAGTGCTTTCGAGAGACAAGCACTATCAGGAAAGCCTTTCAAAGATGCCAGAAGGAAGTGATAAGAGAGCAGAGAAGGAGTCTGCCTATCCGCAGCAGAAAGTCGACTTTGGCATGCAAGCCCTTTTCACATTGTCAGAGTTCTACGTTGAATGCGTAAATACAAGAAACACGCGAACTTCTCCCGTGAGGGTTGGAGAGGCGGTAACAAAGTTTATTCTTGAGGAGTTGCGATATAGGAATGAAATTTCTATAGAAGCACAGAAGCAAGAGCTTGCGATTAACTTGGCAGAACGATTGGAGGGGCTGCTCAAATGAAGAAAGAGATACGTGATCTTCCTCGGAGTGAAATAAGAGCCATAGAAACAGAGGACGGCAAGAAGAAGATTGGTGGTTTAGCAGCTCCTTATGGAGAACTTTCAGAGGAAATGGGTTTTTATTATCCGTATCGTGAAAGGATAATGCCGGGAGCATTTAAGCGGACTCTCGGAGAAAATAGTGACATTGTAGCTCTTGTTGATCACGATACTGCAAAAGTACTTTCACGAACATCGGCTGGCACGATGAAGGTGTGGGAGTCTGACAGAGGTCTCGAATTTGAAGCAGAAATTGTAGAGACTTCTTATGGTCTGGATCTATTTGCGCTGGTTAAGTCAAATCACGTTCGAGGAGTCTCTATAGGCTTTAATAACGTAGAAAATGGTTCTAATTGGAAGGTGTTGGACGGTGAAGATATACGAGAGATAAGCGATCTTGATCTTCTTGAACTATCCGTTGTGACTTTTCCAGCTTTTCCTCAGACCGATGTAAGCACTCGCTCTATGCAGGCAGTTTTTGCTGAGAGGGAAGAAGTTAGGGAAAAAGAAGAGAAGGAGCGTCGAAATCGTGGCTTGCCTCTTGACACAGCACAAACAAGGCTTGCGGTACTGAAACAAAGTCTGTAATTCTACAACCGCGATTTGATATTGCGACACCTAAAGGCTTCTCATCCTAAGATAGATCGCCAGCAGGACTAAATTTAAAGAATTTACGGAGAATGGCATGAGTAATGCTAAAAAACTTCTTCTTTCTTTGATTGAGTCTCGGCGTGAGACCTTCGAGGAGATGGAGAAAGTCACTGCTAAAGCAGTAGAGGAAAGCAGAAGCCTCAACGAAGAAGAGAGTAAGCGCTTCAAAGAGCTGAATCAGCGATTTGCAAAGCTTGACGCAGACATTATCGACATAGAGAAAGTTGCTGCATTTGAAGAGCGGCAAAACCAGCCGGTCGATCAGCCATTAGATAGAAATCGCACTGCCGATCCTGCTGCTGCTTTCCGTAAGGAGGAGCGAGGATATAAGCTTGGAGAGCTTCTTGTTGACATCGTTCGGCATAAGCGTACTGGACGGAAGCCAGATCGCTTGCAGCACTACGAGCAACGTCAGAATGAGATGTACGAGCGACAAGCTAAGCTTTACGGTGAAAGTAGAGCTTTAAGCTCGTATAACCCTGAAGAAGGGGGCTGGCTGGTTGGCCAAGATGAAGCTACCGATCTAGTACAACGTGGATTTGATGAAGCTGTCTTTGCTTCACGCTGCATGAAAGTAACCCTCGGGGGCAATTCAAACGGCCTTAGACTTCTTAAGTTAAAAGGGAACTCTCGAGTAGACGGATCTCGTTACGGTGGGATTAGAGTGTACTGGGTGGGTGAAGGAGAAGCTCCTCCGAAATCAAATCCAACATTTGAACCTCTCGATATTCGCTTAAACAAGATTATGGCACTTGTGCAGGCCCCTAGCGAGCTTTTAGACGATGCCACTGGTCTTGAAAGTTGGATTAGGAGTGAGTTCCCACGAGAATTCGCGTTTCAACTTGATGATGCTCTGTTTGACGGCGATGGTCGAGGTAAGCCTCTCGGAATTATGAATTCCGGTGTTCTTATGACAGCCCCTAAGGGTGTTGATCAGCTTGCTGAGACTTACACGTTTGAAAATTTCGTCTACCAAGAAGATCTACTTCAAACAATGGGCGAAGCTGAAATGTTCATTAACCGAAACGTGAAATCGCAGCTTCGATTGATGGACAGGACAGTTGGTGCTGGTGGAGTACCAGTTTTTGAGCCTAAGACTAGCGCCAGTGCTATGAGATTTGCCGGGTACACACCAATAGTCTCCGAGCACTGCGAGAGTGTTGGCACAAAAGGGGATGTTCTTCTCGCTGACTGGTTGAGCTACTACTTAATAGACAAGACAGAAGTTCGTTTTGATTCTTCGATGCACGTAGCATTTGAGACTGATGAGCAAGTCTTCCGTTTCGTCCGAAGAGTTGGTGGCCAACCAAGAGACAAAGAGCCTCTTACTCCTTACAAAGGGAGAAGTAACGATAAGTACTCTCCATTTGTTGTAGTGGAAACTCGCAACTCTTAATTTCGGCAAAGAGCTGGTCTAAAAGACTGATTCCAAAAGGATTTAAATGGATACAATTAAGAACTTCAAAGTAGTTCAAGGGCTTGGGCCTGATGCCGATTTGTTTGATGCAAGTCCGAAAACGCGCCCAGTTCATTTTGGCAAGTTTTCTACGGTCGAGTTTGTGCTCACCAAAGGAGCAGGAGCTGTAGGAACGGCGAGGCTTTTCGTCGACCTGTGCGACAATCCAGCAGCAGATAATCCGGTAGCAATACCATGTAAGTACGATCACATTGATGCTGATGGTACGGTTATAGTCGAGTCGCAAGACCTGACTACTGGACAAGGACTGCTTACTGAGGCAGCAGAGAACCAGACCTATATCATTCGAGTTGATCATCGGATGCCAGAGGTTGCTTCAATAGCAGACGACAAGCCTTATGTACGGCTTTCGTTTGTGGAAGTAGCGAACGATCCGGTAGATGCTGGAGTTGTTATTCTTCTTTCTGGTGGTAGAGAAGGTGGCTTTTATGGTCCTAACCCAACCACTTAATGATTAAGGTTCAAGCCCTTAAATTTGTCCGTATCTCTCGGGGAGATGAGCTTTCTCCGGGAGAGCGGACCTTTTTGTCATTCCAGGAGGCCAGAGAGCTAATCAAAAGAGGGTTAGTCGCTGTCGTTGGCAGGGAAGGAGCCCTTTTTCAAGGGCGCGAGAGTACTGTCTTGAAAGAATGGGAGAGACTACAAAATGGTTCTAAGAACCGTAACCGGGCCCGCAGCAGAACAAAAGATATGGAGTCTCGAAACTCTTCGTGATGAGGGGCTGAGAGGCTTTTCTGAAGATGAAGACACCTATATCGAAACTCTGATTGACGCAGCCACTCATCATATTGAACAGGCCTGTTCTTACAGGATCATCACACAGCAAGTCTCAGAGACCTTTTGTAACTTTCCTTTGAAGCTAGAGCTTGAGTTGTGGCCAGTTCAAGCAATCAATTCCTTTACCTACTACGATAAATCAGATCAGCAGCAGAACGTAGACCCCGCTATCTATAGGCAAAATCTTCACCGAAGACCTGCCTTGATTCACTTAAAATCTGGAGAATCCTATCCTGACGTTATTGATGATCGGACTGATGCAGTAGAAATAACTTACACTGTTGGTTTTGGAGACACATTCGCCTCAGTGCCAGCGGATCTTAAAATGGCTGCTTTCTTCCTTATCTCGCATTGGTATAACAACCGAGAGCCTGTCAACGTGGCTCCTGGAGCAGTTGCCGCAAAGGTGCCTAAGACTCTTGACTACCTTCTCAACACTCATCGGGCTTGGAGGGTGGCATGAGTACAACAATGCTCACCAGTGGAGAATTGGATCGACGCATAACAATTAAGCGCAGCTCTGGAGAGCTAGACGACTATGGCGCTCCTACGGGCGCTACCACAACGGTCTTAGACAACATTCCGGCAAAGAAACGGAACCTTTCCCTCCGAGAGGCCACAATAGCTGGTTCCGACCGTAGTTCACAAATGCTGACTTTCATAATTCGCTACACCAATCTTGTAAGAGAGCAAGATGTGATTGAGTATAGTGGTGAGACCTATAAAATTCGTGGGATTGAAGAGATTGGCAGAAAGGACGCAACCTTAATGAGAGCGGAGATATTCAGATGAGCCGTGTCGTTTCTTTAAATTGGGATCTGCATGAGCTGAATGGCGCTGTTCAACGTTTGGAGCAATTTGCCAAAAGGAAAGCTACCACAATTTTTCGAACTTCTGTTCATTCTGGGGCAATGAAACTTCGCACCAAAGCTCGAAAGCTTCCCATGATGAAAAAGATCTCCCAGGTTCCAGGGAAGAAAGGTCAGGCGTCCTTGATTGTAGAAGCTGTACGTTGGAATCGCCTTCCTACTCATCAAGCTGAGTCTCGAGTGTATCTCAATAGAGGTTGGAATGGTTATTTGGTTCGATTTCAAGAGTTTGGATACAGAACCGTTACAACTGGAAGGTACAGCAAGTCGATCAAGAAGAGGTGGAAGAAGGAAACACGTCCAGAAGTAAAGGGACATTCTAAAGCTCAAAGAAGAACCATTTCGAAGGTGCCTGCAAAAGGGTTCTTGCGTGCCATGTGGGATGCAGAGCAAGACGATCTGATTGGCAACGTAGGTAATAGATTCTCTCGACTGGTAGCAAAGGAGTGGAAGCGACTTGGACGTTGATTTAGCTCTTGTGGCGCACCTTCGGGCTGCTACAGCTCTTACGGCACTCGTTTCTACGAGGATTTTTCCAATTCAAGCTCCACAGGGGCAAGAGTTTCCAATGATTGTGTACAGTCGAATTGACACCGTTCCCTACAACAATATGAACGGGTTCTCAAATCTCTCTCGTGCTAGGTTTCAATTTGATCTATACGCAGAGGGGTTAAGCGGCTACGCTACCAACCAGAGTGTTGGAGCGGCTCTGCGAGCGGCGATGCTCGAGTTTAAAGATGTGTTTCTTGGAGGAACAGATGTTCTTTGGACCACCTACGAGAACGAAGTGAGAGGAATTGATGAAGATCCTGAGATTTCTGTCACCTCACAAGATTACATCGTACACTTTATAGGATAAGGAGAAGACAATGGCATTTTTCGCGTCTCAAGCTACTCCAGCGATGGGGACTATCATCCAACGAGGAAATAATGATGGTCTTCCTTGGGTGGCGGCTAAAACTACACTGGGAACAGGAGATTCGCAAGTGTACCTCGAGGCTGTAAAGCCAGGTGCAAACGGGAATAGCCTCAGTGCAATTATCGCAGTTGACGGAAACGATACTCCGTTAAGTGTATCCGTTTCTGAAAACGTTTTGACAGTTAATTCAGCAACTGACGAATCTGGAAATGCAACCAGTACCGCTCGAGAAGTCATTAACGCCATTAACCAAGATGATGCTGCTTCAATCTTGTTCTACGCCGATGAAGGAGATGGTCTTGCCACTGGAATTGTATCCGCCATTTCAGAGACTTCCCTTGCGGATGGGCAAAACTCCACTGAGACTTTCAGCGACGTTGGTGAGATAACTGGATTTAATGGTCCAGACGAGCAGGCTGATGAAGCTGAAGTTACACACCTTAGTTCCCCTCGATCGAGAAAGGAATTTATCCCGACTCTTCTTGATTCAGGGAATCTGGAGTTGGATACTAACCTCACCCCGCAGGGACAAGGGGCAAAAAATGTCAGACGTGACTGGGAGTTGCGAAGAACCAGGAACTTTCGTGTTCGTTACACCGATGTGAATAGGACTCTTTATGAGTTCACTGGTCGAGTGATGTTGCTTTCTCGCTCGGGATCGCTCAACGATGCTCTCAAAGGGACGGCACGAATTCGAGCTTCTGGTGGATTCATCGAAGTAGGATAATCTTCATTGGGGGTTGAAGAAAGCCTCTTGGGTGGTTCAATATGGACGCTCAAGAGGCTTTTTAATGGGGATTAGGATGAGCAACGCAGAACAAGCAAAAAAAACTCCTGTCAAAGTGACATTGGCAGGTAAAGAACGAACTTTAGTACTTGACTTTAACGCTCTTGCTTCAGCCGAAGAGTTGATGCAAAAGCGAGAAAATAGCAAGGCTCAAGAAGAAGTGCTCTCGCAAGTTCGTAGCGCTTTTAAAGAAGCAGTGGAAGTACTGAAAAAAGGAGAGGAAATACCCTCGGAGCAGCTCAATAAAGGTATTAGGCAGCTCGCAGCTATAGCCAGACCTCTTACAACTCAGAGTTTTAATATACTTCAGTCGATAAACTGGGATAGCCCAGGAATTAGAGATATTCGTCTCATTATTTGGGCTGCTCTTTTGGGCGAGGAGCCTGAAGTTACACTTGAAGAAGTTGGATCGATGATTGCATTTCAAGATCTTCCTAAACTGGGCAAGGCCATTGCCTCATTGTTTGAACAAGCTTCCCCTCCCCAAGATGAGTTTGAAGTCAACCTTGAAGAGGTGGAAGAGGGAAAGGAGGAGGCGCTCCTGGATCGGTAGATTGGCTTGAAATGTGGGGGATAGCTCGAGTTGTTCTTGGGCTATCTTCTGATGAATTTTGGAAGCTCACTTTCGCTCAGTGGCATGCGCTCAACAAAGCATACTTGTATGATCTGGACAACAAAGACTTAGCTACCGCGATCAACTCCAAACTAATAACCGACGTAAATCGTGATAAAAACAGCGAGCCTATCCCTCTAACTGAGTTCTTACCTGACAGAATGGGTAGGTTTCGTGATAAAAAGTCTAGTGAGGCAACAAGTCCCGCAAAGCAATTTCAGGCAGACCTCAGAAGTCGGATCGAATCTCACAACCGAGCGGTGAGAGAGCAAAGGAGGCAATCGAATGGCTAATATCGGAACCTTGTGGATTAACATCAAAGGATCTGTCAAAGGTTTTTCCGAGTCAATCGAAAGAAGCACTCGTAGCTTAAAGCGCTTTGGCAGAGACATGAAGAGGATGGGGAACGACATGCTCCCTGTCTCTCTTGGGCTTGGTGCTATAGGAATTGCTGGCATCCAAGCGGCAAATGATTGTCAGTTTGCCATGAACAAAGTCCAAGCTTTCTCCGGTGTAGCCGACAAGGAGATGAAGGCCGCCGAAAAGCAGGCAAAATCTCTCGGTAAGGAAACAGTCTTTACTGCCACTGAGATTGCTGAAGCTCAAGCAGAGCTTGCTCTCTCATTTGATAATCTCAATGACGTATTAGCCGTAACTCCTGCCGCTACTAGGATGGCTGCTGCTGCTGGAGTAGACATCACAATGGCTGCAAGAGACTCAGCCGCAATGATGAAAGCTTTTGG